ATGAAAAGTCAGAGGCACGGCGTCGGCCCCTCGGTAGCGACGAACCGCTCCAAGGGCGCAGCAACAGCCAGTTTCCTCGTCCTCCAGCGCCCCGGCTGACAGCTCAGGCCTGGGCAAAACGTCCAGTGCTGCGACAAGGTCTCGCAAGAAGCGTTGGCCACGATTGCCGCGAACGGCGGACAGCAGAGCGCCATGCTGTTGCCCAATCATCCAGGATTCGTCGTAATCGCCATAATTAAGACGGCTCATTTTTTCACCTCCTCGCTTAGCTCGTTCAGGTTTGTCTCCAGCTCAGCAATCTTGGCCGCTTGCTGCTGGAGCAGGGTGGCGTAGTGCAGTAAAACCGGACGAATCCTGCTGGTCCGAACCTTGCACCCAAAGTTTTGCTCAAACGCCAGTTCTATGTTTTCCAGGTCTGCCATGGCTGGCCCCACCTCCGGCGCCACCGGTGCTGCAGCGGGGCGCCGGAAGTGGGCAAGGGCAGCAAGAACAATCCGCATAACATCGTGATGCTGATACCCAAAAGCCCCAGGATCAGGATCTTCTTTGCAGATCCATTCAGAGACTTCTTTTAGGGTTGACCCTTCGCCAAGCTCCGGCGCTGGTAGTGATGCGGCGCGGCGGTTGCGGTCAACAGCAACAGCGCGAGTCTGGGCGAAGGCCAGTTGCTCAGAGGTGTCCAGCGAGTCCCACTGGTTGACGTCTGCCTGGGCGTTCCATGCGTCGGCCAGCCATTCCTCAGGAAGCGCTAGCTCAATGTGATTAAAGTCTCCTCCCGCCTGAGCCAGGGCGGCGCGGGCATTGTCAACCACAATCTGCAAAGAATCGCACCCCATGATCGGGTGCCACCATTCACCGTCAATCAGTTGGGCGCCACTGGGCTGCGGGCAGGGCCGCTTTAGGCCATCTGCGCTGCCGTCGCTTGGCTCATAAGCCGGATGCAACAGTGCGCCTGCGCCTTCCTTTCTGGGCTGGGCCTCCAGGGCGACGCGGGCGGCGCGGTAGGAGTCCGCCCATGCCGGTATGGGGTCGGTGGGGTCGGTTGTTTGATCAAGCCTGGAAAGCAGGTTTTCCAGGGCGGCGCGAATGTCGGTGCTCATGGTGCCAACCTCGCTTTACCGTACCTAGTAGCCTTGTACCACTCGGCAATCTGTGGCGCCCATGCCTCCAGATGCGGAAACATCAGCTCACACAACTGCCAAATCTCATGCTGCGCATCCATTTTGGCACGCAGGTCAAGGAAGTGGAGAAAGGCCCGCAGGGTAAAGCTTACAACAAAATGCTGGCGATAATCAAAAGGTAGGATGCCGCGGGCTTGTTCTTCGGCCATGCCTGCTTCAATGTGCCTGGCGTACAAATTGGCAGCGTCATAGCAATGATCAAGGTCCCAAGTGCGCTGAGCTTTAGTGTATTCATACTTTTTGCCTTGCCGGTTGTCATAAACGCCTAGGGGGCGCAAATAAAAAACCTTTTCCAGGTCAATTTCACCAGTGGCGGCTCTAAGAATGTTCTCCGAAGTGTATCTAAAACTCTGGCAATCAAACGACACCCCGATACGATGGGTGCGAGCTTGTTGCATCACCGAATGAGGAAACCAGCCAGCATTGAGCGTGATCTGAGGGTGCTCTAAGGGGCCGTAGTGACCTCGCTCGCCGGATAGAAGGCGTTTGATACAGATTTCGCCGGCTTGTTGTTCGTCAGGATAGCCAAGCTCCCAATCAACTGAATAAGCTACAAACTTATGGCTGTAATCCTGGTGCATTGCTGCATAAATAACACCTTGAGGCTTGGGAGTCTGAGCAATCAAATTCACTCGGAAACGGGGATCCATGGGGGATGTGGGGTGGGTCACGCGGTCATCAGCTCCATAAATTGTTGGTCCATGATTTCGTCAACAGACGGAGCCACCGGATCACTCGGTTCGGCCGGCGGCTTGCAGGGGATGGTTTGTAAGCGAGCCTCTAGGGCCTGGCGTTCGGCAGCGGTCAGCAGGTGCCGGATCGGGCACAGCGGCACCGAATCGGGGCCAGCTTCCCATGATGGCCAGCGGTCGCAGCCGTAAGACCAGTGGAGGCCCTGGGGAGCGTCGGCGGTTCTCAGGTGGTCAATATTGCAACCGTGCCAGATGATTTCCAACGTCCATCCATTGACTAGAACAGGTTGCGTTGCCCAGTAATCAGGGGAAATCCAATACATACAACCATCAACATTGATCGGCACCTCAGGGTTGAGAGCCTGACGCAGGATCGCCACTAGGTCGGCGCGGGTCGGGCGTTGTCGGTTGTCCAGGTCGGCTAGAGGGGCGGGCATGAGCGAGGTAAACGATGGGGCAGATGATTAGGAAGAGAATCAGTAGCCAGATGGAAAGGACCGTGATCATGGGGTCACAGGCCCCAGGCGGCGGACCAAATACTCACCCCGGCCGGTGCGGTACTCGATCAGGTTGTGGTTCCATAGGCTCGTCATGCGACGGCTCACGGTGGATTGATTGCAGTTCCAGGCCTTCTGAAGGATCGTGCCGTCTGGGACGGTGGGGCGGAGGGCTAGGAGGGGGGTGGGGGGCATGGGGTTAGGGGCGGTACGACTGGGCCCTTCGTGGCCGTGGGGTTAGAGCATGGTTGGCACCTTGCTGGGTTGGTGGTCGCCGCTTGCATCGGTCGCTGACTTCCTCAGAGTAACAGATCTGACCCCGATCCGGGTACAATGCCTCAGGACTCCGACCAAAGCCATGACCAAACCGACCGTCACCTTCCGCCCCACCATTGCCCAGAGGCAGTGGTTGGATCGCCAACGACAGGAAAGGGGAATCCCAGTTACCACCCTCATTCAGTTGGCGCTGGAGCAGGCGATGAAAACGGATTTTCAACGGTACGCCCATGGATCTGATGAGCAGCACTGAGCCCACCATCCTCACCAAATGGGGCCGGCTAACCGGGGCTCAGTGGCTAGAGGCCAGACACCAGGAGGCCATGGACGCATGGTGGACCCCCGCAGTGGAGCGGTACGTCAACGACCATTGGCCGACCCCTCAGCAGATTGAGGCCCACATCCGCAACCTGGCGCAGGAAAAGCGGGCACAGCTGAACCGCATTCTCAAGGCCAGGGCGATTGCTGATATTACACGCTCAGACTTTCAACCCAGACCAAAACCCAAACCCGTCACACAACCACAACAGCTAGCCATTCTGTGAATATCCCCCCGATTCACCGGGGTCAGGCCGACAAGTTTTTGCAGTTGCTCGGGAAAGATCCCGTGACGGCTCGGCTGCGCGCCTTCCCCCATCGGCTTAACCCTGATCGGTTTGACGCCAAGGCCAACCCAAACGGTATCAAGGCCCGTGCCGGTGCCTACGACCTCTCCATGGCCAGCCTCTGGCAGCGTGAAGGCCGCGGGCTGTACTTGGTCGTCAACGGTGGCGGCGACCGCGACGATGCCATCACCGACTGCGTGGCGTTCTGGGTTGAATGGGACAACAAGCCCGTTGAATGGCAGCTGCAGGGGTGGCGGGAATTCGGCCTAGGAGAGCCGTCGATCACCGTCACTACCGGCGGCAAGTCGGCTCACCTTTACTGGGTGCTGGACAAACCGATCAGCCCTGAACGCTGGCGACCAATTCAGCAGGCCCTGATCTCGGTGACCGCAGCTGATCCGAGCAACAAAAACCCCAGCCGGGTAATGCGCCTCCCTGGGGCCTACTACCTGGGGCCCGATGGCAAGGCCTCAGGGCAATCAAAAATCCATGCCAGCAACGATCGCCGCTACACCGTCGAGGAGGTCGAGGGCTGGTTGACGGCTCAACCTGCAGCAGCCCCGGCCCGGCCGATCCCCGCGGGTTCACTCTCACCCGTCGAACTGCCCCCGCGGCCGGCTGATGCCCTGAAAAAGGCTCTACTCAAGCTGCCGAAGTTTGAGCACGGGGCCGGCCAGTACCAGAAGCTGGTCGATCTGGCGATGCGCCTCCATGTCGAGATCGGTGCCGCGGCAGCAGAGCAGTTACTGGCTGAAACTTGCGCCCCATCAATCACTGATCTGGCGGCCTACTTCAAGGGGACACCTAACAAGATTCACCGCGGCAGCATCTGGGCCCATCTGCGCGACGAATGGGGAATTGACATTCGCAGGCATGACCTGAAAAAGGACCATATTCCTGACGCCACGAAAAAGGTCAAACCTGGCCCCAAGGAGCCCCAGGGAGGGCCGGGGCATGAATGGTGGGACGAAGAGGCGGCAGAGGCCAACAACCAGCCCCAGGGGCCCACGGCGCCGCCGCTGCTGAGCCTTGGCGAGGTGCGCGACCAGCTGCAATACGCGGTGCAAGGCGGCGCCTCGCGTCAGGACTTGGAGGCGGAACGGATCCGCTTGTCAGAGGCCAGCGGCATCCCTGCAGCAACCTTGCGCGATCTGCTGCAGGCAATCCAGCGGGAGGACGAATCAGGCCTCCAGGTGGAGCAGGAAACCCAACGGATCATCCGCGCCGCAGAACGATCAGGCGGGAATGCCCGAATCAAGCTGGCCGAAATACTGCCTCCCCGGCTTGCTGAAGCCCTCAGGGTGCGGACACAGTTTCTCCCTGCTGATGACATGGCCACCGTCATGGCCTTTTTGGTTTGCGTGTCGGGGGTGGTGAAACTTGGCACCGAACTGGTCGCCAGTTATGCCGCCAGCTACCGGGTGCCGCTCAACCTGTACGGGGCCTTGGTGGCTCGATCAGGGGCCAAGAAATCGCCTCTCAGCCGCTTGTTGGTAGCCGAACCAACCCAGGCCCTAGCTCTTGACCTGGCACGGCAGCAGAGCAGGGCGATGAGCGATTGGATGGAGCAGAACAAAGGCCTCAAGCCGTCAGAGCGAACCGAAGAGCCGCGAGCTGCCTACATCTCCGTCAGCGATGCCACGGCCGAGGCGTTGACCCAACAGCTGCAGGTTCACGAAGACCGCGGCATGGGCCTCCTGTTGCATCGGGATGAATTGGCAGGCCTGTTTGGCAATCTCAATCAGTACCGATCGGGTCGGGGTTCCGACTCTGAGCAGCTTCTTGAGGCGTACGACGGGTCCGGTTTTAGGTCGTTACGGGTTGCTGCCAGCAACGGCGGTCGCTCGTACAACCGCTGCCATTTGTCGATCTGGGGGACGATTCAGCCCGCGGTTTTGCAGGCGCTAGTAACCGATGGGGACGCCTCTGGCCTCTGGGCCCGCTACATGTTTATTCCTCTTCCTGAGGTGGTCGTCAGGATTGCTGATGACGAATCACCAGAGCAGATAGCCGCCTGTGACGCCGCCGCGGCATTTATGGCAGCCGCTTGCGATCACGTTTACCGCCTACCGCGAACTGCCTTGACCCTGGACAGCGACGCTCGGCGGGCGTTCATGGGCTACGAAGAGGCGGCCCAAGGCCTGGCGCTAAAGGCCACCCTGCCGGCCCATGGCGCCTTAATGGGAAAGGCGCCAGGCAAGGTACTGCGGGTGGCTGGCTTGTTGCATCTGCTCTGGTGTTGGGAATTAGGCGGCAGCCATCAAACCCCGGTCGGGAAGGGCGTGGTTGAGCGGGCGATTTTGCTGGTTGATCAGGTCAACAGTTGGACGCTGGGGATCCATGAAGCCGCTGCGGAGGCTGGTGAAGCGTCCGACCTGATGCGCATGATTCATCGGCTGGCAGAGGCCACAGGCAAGGCCGTTGCCTGGCGAGACGTGGCCCAGAAGCTCAGCAAGGCCCAGCGAAAGGAGATTGATAGCGGAGCCGCCGCCGCCGCCGTTGAAGCCCTTGCAGGCATGGGCCTTGGCGAGGTCGAACGCACTTCCCGTGGTGCCTGGACGTACCAGGCGACTAACGCCCTGCCATGACCCCTGCCAGTGTTGGTTTGTTGGCTGGTTGTTGGCTGGCGACCAACATCCAAAAACGTAGTCCCTATAAGGGATATAGGTATATATATGTATGTATGTTGGTTTGTTGGTCTTTTTCTCTCTCTCTTTTTTTCTTACTGTTTTTTTACTTAAGGGCCCATGGACCCCAGCCAACAAACCAACAAACCAACATTGGGCCAAAATTCGCTGAGATCCACACCAGCGCAGCCATTCTCAATGTTGGCTGCACCCGCCAACAGTCACCAGAGCGACCAACATTCAGCACAAAGCGGCCCCATCACAACCCACCCAACCACCTGCTGTAACCTTGAACCGCTGGGTCGTGACCCCTACCGCAAGGCGGGGCGCGGGGGGCTGGGTAGAGTGGGCCCACCCTGGAACCGCATCGGAGGCCCAGCCGGGTCAGGGGGTCACGGGTTCGCTCGCGGCCCTCTCCTGACCTGCGCAGGATTGCTGCTAGGGTTCGTCAATCGGGCAGCGATGCCCGTAATCTCTAAAGAAGAATCAAATCATGAACGCTTCAGTTTCAGCTGATCCCGGCGCAGAGCAGCGGCCATCCGCTGGCGCCCTCCTGCGCGACCACGCTCAGCACCTGCTCAATGAGATCCCGGAGGATCTGGACGAAATCGCAGACCGGCTCACAGCACTGGTCAATGGCCACGAACAGCACGACCTACCCGCTGAGCAGTGGTTGAGCCAGGGTCATTGGGAAATCCTGCGGGCCATATCGGCCCAGGCTGAATCGATCGCCAGCGACGCACGCCTAGTCCTTAGCCAGATCATTGCTGCTGCCCCCTAGCAGCCCCTACAGGGGCCAGAGGGCCCCTGTGCCTTGCCAACACCCGACCAAGCCCCCTAACGTGGCCTCAGGGTTGCGAGCCACGATGGACAACCACAACCCACGCCCAAGCCCCTGGCGATGGGGCCCACTGGTGCAAAACACGCCGATTACCTGGATGGACACCCCAGACCTTGACGCCGTAACAGTCGCGACCAATCACCTGCTGAGCGGCCGGGACCTAGGCGGTGGGGTGCAATCGTTTGCAAACTCCACTTTGCTTGGCCGGTTGGCCGAGACCACACTGGAGCAATTGGCCATGTGCGGCGTCAATGATCACTGGCCGACGCTGGTTGCAGGAAACAGCGTCGCGCACGTGATCGCAGAACTGGAGGTCTTTGCCATGAACGCCGCAGCGCCGTTGTCGTTTGACGATGCGATTAGCTTTCTGCGGACGCGGTTGAAGGGGGTGGAAGAGTGAGCGAGCAGGCCGCTGATCTTGACGTCACATTGCTCGACCGTGGCAGCCGTTATGGCCCGTTTAAGGGTCATGCCGAAGTGACCATGGCGCTTAAAGAAGTGTTGGCTAATGAGTTGGCCGCTCGCCTTAAAAAGTTGCCACCAATCCAACAAGAAGCTTTGGATATGATCTTTCACAAAATTGGCAGGATCGTAAATGGTGACAATTATTACGATGATTCTTGGCATGATATTGCTGGATATGCCGGACTGGTTGTTAAGGATCTACAGGGTGACGGCCTGTGACCGGCTCTATCCCTGAGGCCATCATCCGCAAGATCCTGGAAACGCCGTTAGAGGTCAACAGTTCCGAACTGCAGGCAATTTACGGCCTCAACCGAAATGTGATCCACGGCATCAGGTCTGGCCGAAATTACGCATCAGTCGCCCCCGAGATTCCCAGGCATTCGGCCGCAGCACTTAAAGCCGCCTGGCTTGAGCGCAATGGAGTCAATGAGGCCACGGTACGGGCGATCCTGGCCCATGGTGCCGAGGTGCCCAGTGGCGACATTGCGGCAGATCTGGGCTTGCCACCCGCAACGGTCACCGCGATCAGAATCGGCCGTCGTCGCGCCAGCATTGCGCCAGAGGTGCCCAGGATCTCCCATGGTGCCCTCCGGCAGGCATTACGCGACAACCGGGGCACGCCAGAGCCAATCGTGCGGGCGATCCTTTCGGCGTCGTTAGACGTGAGCTGCAGCGAGCTGGCACGTAGGTACAAGATTGCCAATCATTCAACCGTGACCGACATCAGGACCGGGCGGACCCGTCGGTCCATTTGCCCCGATCTGCCCCGTACACCTGCTGCCATGCTGCTGCGGACGTGTGCTGATTGCGTGCTGTTCGAGGCCAGTCCGCGGCGGTTTGATGATGACGATGGGGTAGACACCAGGCGGCCGGGTTACTGCACTATCGGGATTCCTGAATGCCTAGAGAGCCCTACGTTTGCTCGCAGCTGCTCAGCGTTCCAACTCCGAACCCGGTTAGCCTCCAACCATGGCCAGCATCTCATTCGACGTACGGGGGATTAGGCCCGCCCCTCAGGGGTCCAAGCGGCACGTTGGCGGTGGGCGCATGGTGGAGCAAAGCGCCAACCTGAAGCCATGGCGGGAAGCGGTTAGGCAAGAGGCGTTGCGGACTGGGGAGGCGATGCTGCTGGGCCCCGTGACACTGGAGCTGGCGTTTCGGTTTGCCAGGCCTAAGGGGCATTTCAACAGCAAAGGAGAATTGAAAGCCAGCGCACCAATGCGCGTGATTACCAAGCCAGACCTCGACAAGTTGCAGCGTTCAACTCTTGACGCCCTAACAGGGGTTTTGTTTAAGGATGATTCGCAGGTTTGCAGGATCTTGGCGATGAAGTGTTATTGCCTTGAAAGTGAGCTGGAAGGGTGTGAGATTGTGGTAGATGGTGTGCAGGTGGGGGAGTAATGGCTGGGATTCATCTCAACATTGACAGCAGCGGCCTTAACAAGGCACAGCTATGGCTGGCGCAGATACAGAACCAAATGCCGTTTGCCGCATCCAAGGCGCTCAATGAAACGGCCAAGCAGGCGGCTAAGGATCTGAATCAATCGACGAATCAAATTTTTAACGAACCTACCAAGTTCACTCAGAACGCTTATCGGGTCAGCAAGTTCAGCAACAAACGCGACCTGATCGCTGAGCTGTCACCTAAACCAATTCAGGAGCGTTACCTGCTCCCGTCAATCCGTGGTGGCATCAGGCCTCAACGACCCTCAGAGCGCAGGCTGGCACTTGCACCAGCCTGGCGGCCTGGTAGAGGGGCAAAGCTAAACGCATCGGGCAACATGTCCAAGGCTGCGGTCGTCCAGGCCTTGAAGGGTGGCCCTGACTTCTTCTCCCTTGACCAGCGCAAGGGCCAGCTCCGGCCTGGTGTCTACCGTCGCATGGGATCAGGAACCAAACGTCGCTATCGACTGCAGTCGGTTCTGTTGTTCAACAGCCTGCCCATCATTCCCCAGCGATGGCCGATCAATCGCATCACTCAAGAAAGCGTTGGCAGGAGCTGGGGGCCTGGACTGCAGCGATATGTGCCCGAGGCGCTCAAGACCGCGCGATGACACCCCCCCCACCCCTCGCGGGTCCTCCCGCACCAGTCCAAGCCGTGGGTTTCTCGCGCTCGATCTTTTTCTAGCGAGTGGCCAAAAATTAGCCTTATTCCATATACCACCAAGACACACCAACCCCTACCCCGCAACGACCAGCCCTAAGCGTAAGGCTAACCGTTAGACTAAGGATAAGGCTAACGGTCGAGCTGGAACCATGCCATTGATGACGCAAGCGCAGTACGCCAGGCATAGGGGCTGCACTCCCCCAACGGTTGCCGATGCCAAGAAGGTCAGAATCAAGCCTGCTCTTGTCGAAAAGAATGGATCGTTCCTGATCGATTCTGAGATTGCCGATCGGTTGTGGGATGCCGGCAAGGTTCGCAACAGCCACAAGAGCAAGGGGCCTCAGATCCCAGCTGCTGCTGCAACCCATTCTCTCGTGGGTCAGCTTCCCAGCGACAGCGAACTCAAGGCACTAATACTGGGCCTCCCGGAAGATGAGATTGGGGAACTTGACGTAAGCATCAAACGAAAGGAGCACTACAACGCCGAGCGGGCCAAAGTTGGAGCCCTGAGGGACCGCGAGGAATCGCTTAGTCGGGTGCAGGTTGAAACCAGAGCAGCCAAGATGGGCCGCCAGGTGCGTGATCTGCTGCTGATCATCCCCAGTCGCAACGCTGCCCGCCTGGCTGCGATGAGCGACACCGAGGCCGTGCGAGCCCTGCTGGAAGAAGAGATTGAGGGAGCACTGAAGGGGCTGAAGTCGAATGCTTGACGGCGGCCAGATTTATGAGGATGCCTTCATTGAGGCAATCCAACCGCCAGCAAACCTGACGGTCAGCGAATGGGCTGACGCCGAACGGCAGCTCACCAGGCGCAGCAGCTCAGAGCCTGGTCAATGGCGGACCGATCGGGTCCCGTTCTTGAGGGAACCGATGGATCTGCTGAGCCCACGGGAGAAAGTGATCAGGCGCGTGATCTTGATTTTCGGCAGCCAGTCTGGAGCTAAGACGGAATGTGGCCTGAACTGGTTGGGGCGAACGATCGCTATGGACCCGGCGCCATTCCTGATCATGTTCCCAACCGAGGCCTTTGCCAAGCGGCAGGTTCGCCAGCGGCTCGATCCGTTGTTTAAGGACACCCCCGCGGTAGCGGCAAAGGCGCTCAGTAGCAAGTCCAGGGACGCGGCGAACGCCATGTTCCTGAAGGAGTTTCAAGGGGACATGCTGCTGAGCATCATCGGCGGCAACAGCGGCAGCGCTGCCCAGGGGATGCCGGCCCAGAACCTATGGGTTGATGAGGCGTCAAGCCTGACTATGGAGATTGACGACAAGGGCGACCCGATTGAGAACGCTGAGGCGCGGCAGACCAACTTCCCCGACAGGAAGACCCTGATCACCAGCACCCCTGGCACCAGGGGGGCGTGTCGGATCACATGGGAGTTTGAGAACCGCAGCGACCAGCGCCGCTATGCCGCACACATGCCCTGCTGCGGGGCCCATGAGGTGTTGCGCTGGCGTGAGCACATGGTCTGGGATAAGCCCGACGGGGAGGTGAAGTGCCAGTGCCCGGCGTGCGGCGAGCGATTGCAGCAGCATCACAAGGTGGCGATGCTGGCCGGGGGGATATGGCTACCTGGTGCCAAGGGCGATGGGGAGACGGCGGGCTTTCACCTGCCCGGCTGGTACGCCCCTTATGGCTGGTTGAGCTGGGAGAAGATCCGAGACGAATTCCTGCGGGCCAAGGATGACACCCTGTTGCTGAAAGGTTGGGTCAACAAGCGAGCAGCCGAGGCCTGGGAGGACAAGGCCACTGCCAAGGTCAGCGCTGATGGACTGATGGAACGGGCGGCAAAGAATCCATATCCGACGGGCTTCTGCCCTGACGGCGTGCTGCTGCTGCTGGCAGCGGTGGACGTACAAGATTCGTGGCTGGAAATCAAGATCAAAGGTTATGGAGTGGGCGAGCAAAGCTGGTTAATTTGGCGTGAAAAAATATATGGCAGCCCGGCACAAGATGAAACCTGGAAGCAAATCGACGTGATCAGAAAGACTGAATTCAACCGCGAAGGTGGCGGAGTAATGACCGTTCGCCAAACTGCTGTGGACACTGGCGGCCACTTCACGCATGAAGCCTATGACTATTGTAGGTTAAGGGTCAGGGAAGGAGTTGTAGCAATCAAAGGCGGATCAGACAAGAAGGCTCAGGCGCTGGGTAAAGGCACAAAGCAAGACGTGAACGTAAGGGGTAAAACAATAAAGAATGGCGTTACTCTCTACACGGTCAATAGTCACATACTGAAACGAACCGTTTACGAAAGGCTAAATATTGAACAGCCAGGGCCAGGGTTTATGCACTTTGGCCAGAACGCTACAGACGAATACCTTAAGGGCTTGACGTGCGAGAAGTTGATCACCAAAATCAACGCCAGAGGATTCGAAGAGTCCGAATGGAGAAACCCACCAGGGGCCCGCAATGAACCATTGGATTGCGAGGTCTACATCCTGGCCATGCTGGAGCTGGTCAAGCGCCGCTACGCCGTGGGCACCATGTGGCAGCAGCTAGAGCGGGCGCTGGGTGGTCCGGTGGCAGGGGCTGTTAGTGCGAGCGCAACCAGGTTTGGCAATGGCGGCAGATTTGGGTGAGTACAATGGTTCCATGGCAGGAATTACACTGGCTATCGCTACCGAGCGGCTCAACGACTACCTCGATGCGGAGCTGAAGATTCTGAGCGGTCAGGAAAAAACGATCGGAACCCGCACGCTCAAGCGCGCTGACCTCGGCGAAGTCCGGGCCGGCATTGAGATGTGGAACCGCAGGGTTCAAGATCTCAATAACAGGATCAGCGGCCGGGGGCGGGGCGTCACCCTGCGACCGAATTTCTGATGGCAAAGCGACGCCGCGCCAAGCACCCAGCCGCTGCACTGCCTTTGGCTGGAAATGACAGGCTGAGCCATGCCGGAATGATGGCATTCGGCGGCATGACCGGCACCAGTCGAATGGCCCGATCGCCTCGATTCTCCAACTGGCGCCCGCAGCTGCTTGACGCTGACGGAGAGGCCGAGTACGAACTCGCCGATCTACGGGCATTTTCACGGGACCTGGAGCGTACCGCACCGGTGGCCACCGGGGCCATTGAAACTAGGGTTTCGCACATTGTCGGCACCGGGCTGAGCCTGCAAAGCCGGATTGACGCACAGGAGCTGGGGCTGTCCGAGGAGCAGGCCAGCGACTGGCAGAGCTTTACTGAACGCCGGTTTGAAATGTGGGCAGAGTCGCAATATGTGGACCGCCATGCTGAGCTTTGTTTCTACGAACAACAACAGCTGGCGCTGCGGTCGCACGATTCAAGCGGCGACGTGTTTGTGTTGCTGGGGGATAAGGCCCGCGACGACTGGCCGTTTCGGTTGACGATGCAGATCGTTGAGGCCGACCGGGTTAGCAACCCAGACGGCCGGATGAATACGGCCAGAATGGTCGACGGTGTGGAGCGCGATGTCGATGGTGAGCCTGTAGCTATCCACGTTGCCCGCTACCACCCTGGGCGGATCATTGCGGGAACCGCCAACAGTTGGGAGAGAATCCTCTACAGGGGCACATCTGGTCGCCGTAATGTCCTGCACCTAAAGGAGACGAAGCGGCCGGGCCAGACCCGTGGAATGCCGATCCTGGCGCCGATTATTGCGACGATCAAACAGCTCACCCGCTACACCGACGCCGAGGTGGATGCTGCGGTGAACAGTGCGGCGCTGGCATTGTTCCTGACGATGGACGGCGAAACGTTCGGTGATGCCAGCATTTTTACCGATGAAGAACGGGAGAAGATGTTGGCCGCTGCCAACTGGGATGGCACGGTTGAGAGCGGCCGCGCCGTCAATCTGATGCCCGGCGAGAGCGTCACCAGCCCGACGCCAGGGCGCCCAAACCCCAATTTTGACCCGTTCTTTGGGGCGATGCTCAACATCTGCAGCATGGGTATAGGGATCCCGAAGGAGGTATTAGCTAAGGCCTTCAATGCCAGCTATTCCGCCAGCCGTGCCGCCCTGATGGATGCTTGGCGCACCTGGAAAATTAAGCGTGATTGGTTGGCCCGCCGGTTATGCCAGCCGGTGTACGAGGAGTGGCTGGCTGATGCCGTGGCGCTGGGGATCATCCAGGCCCCAGGGTTTTTCGCTGACCCATTCATTCGGTACGCCTGGAGCCGATCGAGCTGGTGTGGCGATGGCCCTGGCGCCCTCGATCCACTGAAGGAGGCCACGGCGGCAGAGAAGAGAATTGAGGTGGGGATCACCAACCTCCCTGAAGAGGTTGTGGCGTATGACGGCGGCGACTGGGAGACCAAGCACAAGCAGAGCTCCAGGGTGATGGCCGCCCGTGTGCGCGATGGCCTACAGGTGCCCCCCAGCGGCCCTCCTGCTGGCGTTGTGGTGCCGCCCCCTGACCCCAACAGCACCACCGATTAACCCAAAGCCATGACGGTTCTTGATGTTCTAAATGCGCCATGGGCAATCTTGCCCAACCGGCTCGAAGAAATCCAGGCGATCTATGCCGCCCGCAGTAGGGGGGAAGATCTGGACATCGCTGCAATTGAGGCCAGGATCGGCAGGCCGCTGGGTGCCGACAAGCAGCATGGTTATGAGGTGCGCAACGGCGCGGCATTGATCCCGCTGCATGGCGTGCTGGCACAGCGAATGAACCTGATGACCAACATGTCGGGTGGCACCAGTACCGAGCTATTCGCCCGTGATGTTCAGACTGCGGCGGCGGATCCCACCGTCAAGGCGATCATCCTGCTGGCTGATACCCCAGGGGGGACGGTAGCTGGCACACAAGCCGCAGCCGCTGCAGTGATGGCCCTGCGCGGGGTGAAGCCATCGGCGACCATGGTCCAAGGCCTGATGGCTAGCGCCGGAGTCTGGATTGGCTCTGCTACCGACATGGTGGTTTTGGATTCTGGAACCGCTCAGGTTGGATCAATTGGTGTCGTCGCGACCCATGTTGATGTGAGCCAACGAGAGCAGGCGATGGGCGTAAAGACCACCGAGATCGTGGCCGGCAAATTCAAGCGAGCTGCATCGCAATATGGCCCACTGACCGAAACGGGCCAAAAGGTAATTCAAGAACAGGTAGACTACTTGTATTCGCTGTTCGTGAGTGATGTCGCCAGCAATCGCGGGGTGTCGGTTGAGCAAGTTCTGAGCAACATGGCTGATGGGCGAATGTTCATTGGCCAACAGGCGATTGATGCGGGCCTTGCGGACCAAATCAGTAGCCTGGACATGCTGATAGCTCAACTCACCGCAGCCCCCAGCGCCTCCCCCGGCAGGTGCTCTGCCCCTGTTCTCCGATCCCCTACCCAATCTGCCATGGATGAAAATCAGCCCACCGTTCAAGTCACTGCACCAACTACGGCCGAATGGCTGGCCGCTAATCCTGAAGTTGTGGCGTCATTACAGGCTCAGGGTGCCGAGTCTGAGCGCCAGCGGATTGCCGACGTGCGAGCCCGTTCCATGCCAGGCCATGAGGCCCTGATTGATTGCCTCGCCGCTGACGGTAAAACCACTGGCGTTGAGGCCGGCGATCTGGTCCTGACTGCCGAGAAACTGGCCCTGAGTAAAAAGGCTCAGGCTCGCCAGTCTGACGGAGCGCCGAACGTGCCCTATGCGCCCGCGCCCGATGGCGGCCGTGAGGCAAAGCCTGAGAGTCCTTTTGAATTCTCAGGAGTCCTTGGCCCTGGCGCTAACGAGGATGCAATCCACGCCAAAGCCTTGGCCTATCAATCTGAGCATCCTGAGGCCAGCTATCAGGACGCAATTCGTGCCATCACCACAGGAGGTAACTGATCATGGCCGTTGGCAATTGTTCTGAAATCAGCCTGCCGATCAAGGCAACGGCTACCATCACCCAAAACCGTGGCATTACGTTGGCTGGTGCTGTTCCGGCCGCCGGCGCCAATGGTGCTGCCGCCGTGTTTGGTGGTGTCAGTGGCGACCTGATTACAGCAAGCGTCCTGGGAACGGCCACGGTCGAAGCCGGTGCTGCATTTGCTGCGGGCGTTGCGCTGGAATTTGATTCCGTTGGTCGCTTTGTGACCAAGGCGAGCGGCGCAACCGTAGCCCGATCTATCACCGCCGCCGCCGCCGCTGGTGACATTGCTGAAGCTCTTCTTATCCCCAACTGATCATGCCTGCACAAAACTTTAGCCAGGCTCGTGCTGGCATCAGCCCGGTCAACACTACGATTGCTCAAGGGTATGAGAACTCTGAGTTTATCGGTATGAACTTTTTTCCTCGCGTAGCGACTGGCTCTCGCGCTGGAAAGATCATTTCTTTTAATAGGGAATCCTTCAAGAAGTATTCCAACATGGCACGTAGCCCTGGTGCCAGAACTCCTCGCGTGTCGTTTGGCTATTCCGGGAATGACTATGGCCTTCAGGATTACTCCATTGAAGGCACGTTGCCTAAGGAAATCAGGGAAGAACAACTTGATCCCGCCAAGGGTTTCACTATTGACGGCGCAACCCTGGCCATCAATGGTGCCATGGACATCATTGGTTTGCGGCTTGAAATCGAACAGGCTGCACTGGCGACTAACCCCGCCAACTATGACACCTCCAACAAGATCACCCTTTCGGGAACTAGCCAGTTTTCTGATTTCAGCGGCACAAGTAACCCTGTCAAAATTGTTGCCGATGCCAAGGAAGCTATCCGACGGCAAACCGGAAAGCGCCCTACTGACCTCGGTATGGGGGCTTCGGTGTTCGAGGTGCTGAAACAGCATCCCGTGATCCTTGACCGGATCAAATTCACCGGCCGCGATGTCGCTACGCCTGAACTTTTGGCGTCACTTTTTGGCATTCCCAACGTTTGGGTTGGTGATGCTGTGGTCTCGGATGACGCCGATGTTTTCTCGGATGTCTGGGGCAAGCACATTGTCTTGGCGTACACGCCAAACGCTTCCCTGGCACAGAGGGGCCTGCCTAGCTATGGGTACACCTACAACCTGAACGGATACCCTCAGAGTGAGGCCGCTTACTACGAAAACAACGAGAAGACATGGTGTTTCCCGGTGTCCAGCTGTGAAGCGCCCGCGATTGCCTGCAAGGCAGCCGGCTTCCTGATCACCAACGCAGTGCTCTGATCATGCCCACCGTCACCGTTCTAAATGGCCCTGTTGACCACGACGGGGCCCGCTACGAAAACGGCGCGGAGATCCCCCGGCTTTCAGCCGATGGGGCCGACGCACTGGTGGCCGCTGGGGTTGCTGAGGCCGCCCCTGTAACGGCCAAAGGCGGGAAGGCTGTGGAGCCGCGCGACTGATGGCAATCGATGATCTGGATGAATTCCTAGATCTAGACGATGCCGTCCCTGTGATAGCTGGGGTCGCTACTGGCCTCGGCTATCTTGACTTGAACAGCGAAACAATAATAAATGGCGAGATATCAGTATTCAATCACGTACTTACAACCAAAACCGATAAGTTCGGCGATCTGCTTGTTGGTGCGGCAATCAGCGTAGATGGTCAAAACTTCAAAGTTGACATGCCGCCTCAGCCGTTTGATGATGGCGCATTCTGCAGAATTCCCCTCAAGAAAATCACCAGCAGCCAGGTGCGTGTGCAAATCTTGGATGGTGACTTCCTGTGACAGTTTACGAATCCACATCCTACAGAGTCCGCCAGCTATTCAGCACACTGGCCCTGGCAACAGCCAGTAATCCGGTATTGCTGGAGGGCGAAAAATGGAACGAAAAAGACCCGGTCACTGGACGGGCCACGGGCCGCAGCAAAACCGGCGACGGGGTTCTCTCGGTCGACAGGACCACGATCACTGGCACGGCGTTCAATGACCTGCCGTTTGACCCTGGGGGCGAGGGTGGTGGTGGCGCCACAGCCTCATACCAGCGACGAAACGACAGCAGCAACCCTGCCGTCGTCTATACAGCCAAAGCCGCTGCCGGCACGGCTGACAGCGGCTCGTCGTGGCTGATCACCCGCCACACCTACTCGGCCGCCGGCGTCCCCCTGGCTCCCGAGGCCAGGGCTACTGGTGCTTGGTCAAACCGTACTCAACTGGCTTATTCCTAATGGCGATCGTCAATCCTGCCCCAGTGGTTGTCAATGGGGTCAGCTACCCATTTTTGAGCTTCAGCCTCTCTATTAGCACTTACTCTACCCCTGAGGGGATGAAGGTGAACCTGTTTGCCGAACTTAGGCCATATCGTGATACGGAACAGGGCCCCGAAATCCTCAGGCTGCCCGCTGAATTGGAAGCCAGCCTGGGGATCCCCGTGCGGTTCCTATTTCCCGATGCCCAAGGCGCCGCAATGGGGGGTGATTTGAAGGTAGCCAGGGTTCTTAGTGGGTTTGAGAAAGCCGCTCAGGAATACGTCAACGCTGTCGCGGGGGCTGAATAATGGCCGACATTCGAGCAGCCGTGGCCGGTGACGTTGCCGTAGCGTCAAACTGGGTCGGAGGCGTTGTCCCTGGGACAGGCGATATCGCGTACGCAAATGGACAGACTATGACGGTGGCCGGCGTTTTCAACGTCGGGGCGCTATCTAACGCGAGCGGTACAAGCATCACGGTGGGGGGGACATTTTCCCTGCTGAACAATGCAAATGTGACTTGCATCAATGCTGCTGGTATTCTCCAGGGGGCCACAGTAACGCCGTGTGTAACTACCCCTACTCTGGGGCTAGGGCAAGGCGCGACGATTGCGGCCAATTACACAAACACCGGAACCTTGCTCATGACCGCTGGTGCCTGCCAGCATGGCGGGGCTGGCACGCTAACCCACACCGGGTCAGTAGTAGCGGGAAGCGTAAACTCCTGCTATGGGATCCAAAATAGCGGGACAGGGACCCTAAATCTGAACGGAAGCTGGACCGCTGGGAGCAATTCATCCTGCTATGCCGTAGCGAATACTGGCGCCGGGACAATCAATTCTACGGGAGTCGCCACGGGCAGCACTGGCACGACAACTGCCGGACTGTGGAACTCGGGAACCGGAACAATCAATCACGTTGGGCCATATTCTGGTGGCAGCAACGTCAGTAGCTATGGCGCCTTGAACGCCAGCAGCGGGACAATGACCCTCATCGGGACTGGCACGTCCGGGACGTTCGGCGCGGCCATTGGCCCTGGGTCGGCGATTCAGGTGACGCGGGCCAGCGGGCCATTTTTACTGGGCCCGGCGAACAATATCAACCCAGTCCAGGCGCAATCTTGGCGCCGCGATTCTGCACTGACACCTAGCTACTACGAGGTGCCAAATAGCACAGTGACGGGGAAGGCGCCTTTCTACTCGGCAAACAACTACCCGTCGAATGGCTATCCGGCCCAGGGCAATGTACGCAGCCAAACGGTCTACGGACCAAACAACGAGTTCACAGGGACGTGTGCCGTCCCTGCCGCGTCGTCCGTTGCAGCTGGTACGCCGGTGGACGGGGGCGTCGGCACGGCGATCCTGACCGGTGCCAGCGTGAGGGGCGCGGTGGGCCTCGCGTCGGCCAATCTGGACACGCAGCTAGCACCGCTGACCAGCTACTCACCCGCGCCCAGCGCCAGCGATATTGCCACGGCAGTGTGGACCCGGACTTCCCGGCCAATCACAAACATCGCCGATATTGTTTCAGCCGTCTGGGCGGCCACAGTCAAAACCATCACAGGCGGCACCGTGGACAGCCTCACCAATGCCCCGGCGGTGCCATCGGCCGCCGAGAACGCCGATGCGGTTCGCGTCGAACTGGAGGTCGAACTGGAACGGCTGCGAAATTGCGCGACCGTTCAGACGACCGCCAACGCGATTATGGACTCTGTTTCGTAGCCCCAAAAACTCCCAATCCGCATCGGTTAGCATGGTCCTATCAATCCCTGGTTACAGGCCGATGGAAGACGACAAGTTCGAGGAAGAGGGTAAGGGAGGTTTCCTGAAAAATTCCCTTTCGCAGCTTGTTGCTGCTGCAGCATTTGCTGTGATTGCTGCATCAATCCGCCTGTGGGCTGGGGTGGAGTTAATCCAAAAAGATGTTTCGACGCTTGCGAAATCTGACGCTGTGCAATCGGAGCAGATTTCAACCATTAAATCAAACATCAATGATCTTCAGGTAAAGTTTGGGGTCTTAAAAGTGGTCGTTGACATGATACGAAAATGAACAAGTTTCTTGGTCCATGTTTACTGTTTGCTGGCGTCTGCCTGCTGGCCGGCGCGGCGGTGGGTGTCGTTGATTGGGCAGCGTGCCTGGGCGGGAGTGGTGGCCAGGCCTGCCGTGCTCCGCGATCTGAGGCCATGGCTGCGCTATCAGGAGCGGCGAACGTCGCCCTAGGGGTGGCGCTGCAGGAGTGGAGGGAGGGCCCATGACGGCGAGCCGCAACGAGGTCATCCTGGCCGCATTCGAGGATGTTGCCCGCACCGTCACCGGGATGGCGTCCAGGGTTTGCAGGGAACGGGCCCAGCCCCTTGGTCAGCAAGAGCTACCCATAATTGCGGTGGACACCGGCCCGGAGACCGATGAGACGGTGGGGGTGCCCAACTGCCTGACAATTACCACCCTGGTTGTTGAGATGACGATCTGCGCGGAGGGGACGGCAATCACCACGGCGACTGATGCACTGCGTAGTGAGCTGCACCAGAAGATCATGGCAAGCGCCGTGATCAACGGTTTGGTTATTGACGTGGTACCACTGGGTCGCGAGTGGATCCCATCGGCACAGGATTATGGGGCTGTTATCGCTCGCTACGCTGTCAAGTATCAGACCTCACGCAACGATCTGACGATCGACCACCCATGAAGGCTCGGCCTCCTGAGTCTGAACCTGCGCCAGTCCCGCCCCTGCCTACTGGCCCTGGCTCTTACGTTCTCACCGATGGCAAGTGGGCCCTCCAATCCGTAACCCAACCCCCCGACGACAGTGCCTTCCGCCTACAACAAACGCCAGTGGTTAATGGCCAAACTGGAGACGACCTACGGGACCTCATCCAGCCCAACGGGGACGGAGGCGATCCGGGTGCGGGATCCAAAGCTGACGACTCTGGACACCAAGGCGATCTCGCGCCCCAGCCTTGACGGTCAATTCGGCGAAGCTCTGTTCGACATCATGTCGGAACTTAAGATGGGTGTTGCCTTTGATGTCGAAGCCGTTGGGTCTGGCGTTGCTGGCACCGCCCCCGCCTATGGGATTTTCCTGCAAGCTGCAGGGATGAACCTGGCCACCGTTGCCGCCACCTCCAATACCTACAGCTTTGCCACAACAGCCGCCGATTCCCTCAGCCTCTACCACGACTGGGACGGCAACAAGCACGCTGGTGTCGGTGGTCGAACCAAGAGCTGGGAACTGAAGATGACAGCCGGCGAGGTGCCGCTGTTCTCGTTTGATGTGCCCGCGATCTACGTGCCCCCGGTAGATGCGACATCACCGACTGCGACTTACAGCAATATGGCTAGCCCTATTGCTTGTAATTCGGTTAACACCCCTGCGTTTTTGATCTTTGGGTATAGCGCCTGCGTTGTTGACTTCTCTTTGAAGTGTGATAATGACCAGCAATTGTTTGACTTTATGGGCTGCTCGGCCAAGTTTGATATTATGGACCGCACCATTACCGGCAGCCTCAAAATTCAGCGGCCAAAAGGGTTGAGCGAAAAGGACTTCTATGCTGCTGCAGTTGCCAGCACCAGTGGAGCAATTAGCTTTACCCATGGAACTGCGGCTGGCAATAGGATTGCGGTGAGCCTGCCAAAAATCCAGCTGGGTGCCCCCTCCCAGGATGATGCCAGCGGCCTGGCTGCCTTGACTCTGCCATTTACGGTTCGCCGGACCCCTGGCAGCAGCGACGCCGGCACGATTGCCTTCACCTGATCCCCTCAGGCTCACAACTCCAACCATTCTTCCCCCTGACCCATGTTTGATCTTCTCAGCGCAGGCGACACGTTTCCCGGTCAGGTGGAGCTAAACATCATCAAGCGGGATGGTGCGCGTGAAACAGTGACATTTACAGCATACTTTAATGATTTGGAACAAACTGAGATTAATGAAATGGTCGATGCGATCAGGCATCGTGCTGCGGTATTGAAGGCCATCGAAGATGGGCGCACTCCACCTGATGCCGCCATGGGAGTTGCTGTCCTGGATGATGTTCATATTGCCGACCGTGTTTTAGCTGGCTGGGGCGATGACTTAATGAAGGGCGGTGAACCTGTTGAATTTGACGATGACTCGAAACGGGAGGTCATTCAAAAGCGCGGCATGGCCACCGCCATTGCGACGGCATGGATGAAGCTTGCATTTGAGGGCGAGGGAAAAAAGCCAACCTCGTCGAAATCGCGAGGGAATGGCATCGGCAAATGACAACCAGCGGCCCGGTCGAAACCCAAGCGGAGGAGGATGCCCGGCTGATGGCGGAGGCGCGCGCCCTAGGGTTCGAGTACACCCCCCAGGAGCGGCCGGAGGAAGTCGAGCCCGTCTGCTGGATCTGGCCTGAGAACCTACCGGCGTTCGAGTTGTGGGCGCGGGTGTTTACGCAATGGCGGACCGATCCTGAGGGCCGGCGCAGTGGCCTTGATTATGCCGCTGTCGTCGCCCTAGGAAGCCTCCACTGGGGCCGTAAGCAGTTGGCTGAGGTGATGGATGACCTACGGGTGATTGAGCTGGAATTCCTGCGATTGATGCGCGTCTCGGAGGTGAGCTAGATGGCGGTGAATCTGGATGCGATTCTCAGGATCGCCGCACAGGTTACGGGGTCGGAGGGTGTTTCCAAGCTGACCGGCACCATCAATCAAGCCAGCACAGCAGCGGCTGGTTTGCTGAAATCTGCCGGCCCCCTTGGTGGTGCGCTGGGTGCATTGGCCCCTGCGGTGACGATTGGGGGGATCACGGCGTTGGCGATGAAGTCACTAGAGGCTGCTGACGCAATGAACGATCTGAGCCAGCGTACAGGCGTATCAGTTGAGGCGCTGTCAAGGTTCAAAAAAGCGGCAGGAATGAGCGGAACTGATATTGATTCAGTGGCTAAGAGCTTAGCTAAATTTTCGAAAACTATTTACGAAGGCAAGGCAGATAAAGGGTTAGCAAGTCTTGGATTATCCGCTAATGATGCAACTGGCAAATTAAAAACCGCTGATGCTGTAATGCTGGAGGTTGCCAATAAATTTAAGGCCATGCCTGACGGCATAGAGAAAACGGCTCTATCCATGCAGTTGTTTGGCAAGTCTGGCGCCGATATGATCCCCATGCTTAATATGGGTGGCGATGCAATTGAAAAAATGGGCGGCAAAATGACAACCGCTTTTGCCCAAAAAGCTGATGAGTATAACGATAAACTAGCCATGATTCAAGGCAAAATTGGAGGCATGGCAACAAGCCTGATGATTGCCTTAATCCCTGCACTTGATGCCGTTGCATCTGCGGTCCTAGCTTTTACAGATGCCATTACAAAAATGCCAGGCTGGTTGCAAGCTGTTATTGGCCTTACCATTGCATTTAACATTGCATTAACTGCGCTGGCCCCTGCCATTATTGTTGTATCTGGGTTACTTACCAGCATGGCGGGAATTGGCCTTGGCGCCACCCTTGCTGGCTGGGCTGGGGCTATTGCGCCAGTTGTTGCCGGACTGGCCACCCTTGTCGCCGGCTTTGTCACCGCCCCAGTCCTGATCGGCGTGGCCCTTGTCGCTGCCGGCGTCGCAATCTTTACGTTCCGCGATCAAATTGGCAAGACCTTCCAGAACATCTGGGCCACAATTGCGGACCCCAAGACGGGGTTTATTGCCATCATCGGACTGGCATGGAACACCATGGTCGATGGTATGAAGGCATACCTAGCGGACCTGGTAAAACCCGTCACCGATACCTGGAATGCAATCGTCAACAGCATCAGGGGCGCGATCAATGGAGCAATCCGCCTGGCGGGTCAGGGGATCAATGCCCTGATCGATCAGGCAAACCGGCTACTGTCGGCCTACAACGCAGTCGCCAATGTGACCCACCTTCCGCAGGTGGGATTGATTCAATATGTCCAGGTCCCCCAGTTTGCTGAAGGTGGCCGGGTTGATCGCCCCACGCTGGCCATGATCGGCGAGGGCGGACAACCTGAGTACGTGGTCCCTCAATCCAAGGTCCCCCAGTTCGTTGGCGCCCACATGGGAGACGCCGGCCTAGGGCTGCAGGGTGGCGCCAGAGGCGGCCAAGCCGCCCCAGTCGTCAACATCTCCACGGGCCCCGTCATGCAGCAGCCAGACGGCAGCCAGTGGGTGTCAATGGCCGATGCCCAGGCCATGGTTGGTGATGCTGCCGATCAGATCTGGCGCGGCATCACCTCCTACGACGGCCGCCGTGCCCTGGGACTGGTCCAATGAGCAACACTGGCCCCCATCGCTGGACCCAGACCCTTAAGTGGATGGACGCCTCAGGCAACGCACGGGCGAGGATGCAACACATGCTGCCCGACGAGCCATTTGCATCCTGGGATGCCTCCGATGGTGACGGTGCCCAAATGTGGTTTTACCAGGAGTTTGAGTGCCCCAATATCGTCGAAGGCCTGGTATCGGGGCAGGTGACACTAGAGTTTCCTAACGTCCCTACCGTGCGGAACCTGGTGCTCCAGGCCCTTGCGGGACAGTGGCTGATTGATATCCGGCACTACAAACTGACCAACTCAATGCGCCTGTATCGGTCATTCCTGGGTGCCGTGCGCGGTGGATCGGCCACTCTCTCTACGCTATCGATCACGGCTGAATGCTCACCACCCCCGGTGGTTGCCACGATCCCGCCGAGGATGGCGACGACTGAACTAATCGGGACACCTTGTCGCCTGGAGTTCTGATGGGAATTGCCTTTTCGTCTACCCCCATGTTGTCGAATCGGTCCAGCCGCGGGGGCGGTTCGGTCTCGATCAGCCTCAACAGGGCCATCCCCCCAGCGGCCCTGGGCGGTTCCCGTGGCGGTGGCGTCACGAATGGCCTGGAGGTGTCCTCTGAGTGGAACGCCAATCAGGTGGCGATGCTGCCATTCGAGCGGGTGCCGATCGTCTGGGCCCGTCGCGTCAATGGCATCGGTGGTGTCCTGGTGAGCCCTAGGGCCACTGAATGCCGGTTTTCGAATGGTTCGATCTCCGGCACATCCATCGGCAACGCTGTGGCAGTCGCCTATCACCTCGTCCTCTCCGACGGCCGGATCGGCGGCATTCAAGTCAGGGACGTATTCCACGGGCGCTGCAGGGTCGGGCAGTTCAGTTGGGCCTATGGCAAACGGGCTGGACAATGGACCCCAGGAAACTTCCTGACCAGCGTCTACGAAGGCAGCCGGCTACTGGCAAATGCGGTGGTGGCACCCACCTTTTGTGGCACTACCGGCACCTACCGCGATCTGTCTACATTTAGTTTTAGGGCGACATACTTTAACGGCTTTGATTCAGGTAACCATGGATTACCTGATCAAGGTTTTTGGAAGCGTCAGGTCCACATTTTCGTCCGCAATGGCGCCGAATCCACCCGCCTACTGGACAACACCTACGGCAGCTCCAATAACCTGGCCGATCTTTACCTCTGGCTGCTGACCCGTGATGGGCGGACCCCGGCGCAACAGGTCGACCGTGATTCGCTGCTCGCCGCTGCCCGGTTCATGGACGCCAACGGGCTGTTCTGGAATGGGGTGCTCCGCGAGCCGGCAAGTATCAGCGACTGGGTCAACAGCATCGGCCGATTCCTGTTGGTTCGGGAGACGAAGCGAGGCGGGCGCTATGGCCTCCGGCCGCTGCTGCCGACCACTGCGACCGGGGCCATCGATACCGCCCCATTAACGCCCGACTGGGTGTTCGATGGCAATGCCATCGAGCCCGGCAGCTACCAAATCACATTTCGTGATGCCGAAAGCCGCCGACCATTCAAGGCCCAGATGGCGTGGCGGCAGCAGGGGGACGATGGCCTGTCTGGCATCCCCCGCACGACCCCGGTTTATTACGTCGACACCCCTGAATACGCACCGAACGAAACGTTCGATCTCACTCAATTCGGCACCTCAGAGATTCACGCCGTCAGGGCCGGCATGTTTGAGCAGGCAAAGCGCCGCTATTGCACCCATTCGGCGCGGGTGACCGTGGTTCCGGGTTCTTACGATGCCCGTCTAGGGGAGGGCGATCTGGTCGCGATTCAGATCGACCGCGAGGATCTGGACGGCGTTGACGACCCGATCGTTGAGTGGTATTCGATCACGTCGATGGAGGCCGGCCGCGAGGGGCGATTGATCCTCGCCCTGGAGCATTTTCCGGTCGATATTCAGGGCCGCTCGCTGGTTGCCATGGACGTGGCCAATGCCACAGCAGCTGGGGATCAGTTCATAACGGGCGATTCTGGCCCCTCCTGCGACGAGAACCCCGGCCGCGCCACTGATACGTCAATCGTTGAGGAAGATGGGGTTAGCCGGACCAGTGAGGAGGTCTATTTCTATAACCAGTACGGGAGGTTTCCTGATAACAATGAATACGTGTATGCCCCTGGTGGGCAGCCGCCATCCCCTATGGGTGCTGGCGGTGGTGGCGGTGGTGGCGGCAATGGCGGTGGTGGCGGCGGCGCAACGCCCCCCCCTCAGCCACCAACCAAACCCAGTGAGCCCCTGGGCCCCCAGACATGGCCAACCCCGCCCCCAGGGTGCCGGATCGAGTGCGTAGCCGAACAGTGGTCGGGGTTGACCCAGGGCACGATCCCCGAGTATCGCGTCGTGTGCCGCCTGGTTTGTGACCCCCCTCCCCCTGCTGATGGCCCCCCAGTACCGGGCCCGCCATTGGGTGGTGTTCCGCTGCCCACTGGTCCCCGGACGTGGACCGTTGAGGTCTACTGGGAATCGGATCCCAACGCCCCCACCGAGCACCCCGGTCCCGGTGTTTTCTGGGTGGCCCCTGGCAGCGAACGAACGCAGGTGGTTACCCTGGGGACAACATCAGGGGATGGTTATTTTTATTCAGCTGGTGTGAACGCTGCCAGGACTCAAGTGTTCGGCTATTCCGCTACCGGAACCGAATGGTCAACATCTTCTAGCGTTGATTTTTGGGGCTTTGAAATTAAAGGATGGGCGGTTAAAAGTGTGAGGACCGATCCTAGTGATCCCGATCCAATCACCCACGAAGCTAATAACGCTGCAAACTATTAATGACCACCTTCCCAGCCCTGCCCCCCAGCAGCTATGAGCTGACCCCTGGTGCCGCTGCCCCGGAGCTGATCGCCACCCTGACCGGTGGCACGGTCTCCAGCCTGGCGGACCTGGTGGCGGTGGGTGGAACCCTGGCGATCACATTCGAGGGGGTAACAGAGGCCCAGGCCAACAGCGTCCGGGATCATTGCCGCAACCAGGGTGGGCGTGCGTTTCAGTTTTCAGCCACCACAGTCCCCACTGGCGATACCCCGGTAGGGTTCGGCTGGATTCACGCTGTCCCACCCCAGGTGGACGATATCCGTGCAGTGGCCGGCAGTGAGTTCTATTCCGTCGCGTGCGCATTCCGCGCTATCAGACTGCGGCAGGCGATCCCCCCATCATTCACCGCACGTTTGGATATCGTCACCGTGCCGGCCCTGGCGCTGCAGCCGACCCCATCATTCACTGCGCGGCTAGATATCACCACGACCCCGGCGGTCCTGGCGCCACTATGGGACCCGGCTGCCGATCTGCGTTTTGAATATCCAACCAGCGGAGCGTCGTGGACAGACCAGGCCAACGGCCGTGTGTTGTCTCAGGCCGCCACCAACGAGCGGCCAGTGGTAACTGCGTCGGCGCTTAATGGGTTTGCGGCGCTGACGTTTGACGGTTCAAACGACATCATGACGTGCGCCAATGCTGGCGCCACTGGTGTTTCAAATTGCTCGATATTCCTTGTCATGCGTTACAACGCGTCTAAGGAAGATATTGCAGCTGGCCTGGGGTTGAACTTCGCCCATAGCAATCAAGTACGGGCGCTTTATAGGAGGCCCGCTGACTATGGCGGCACTGGAGACTCCCAGGGATTCACCACCTGGGGCAATGACATACGCGACACATCGGCGGCGGCGGACAGTGGCGGCGGCTTCCACGTCTGGGCGTTTGTCCAAAATGGCGCCACTGTCACAATTTCCCGCGACGGCATCGCCTCGACATATTCGCTGCCAGGTGGAGACCCATCGACCCTGCCAGGACTGTTTGGCCCTCTGATCAATGACGGGTTTTTCCTGGGGGGCATTCAGTCGGGATCGGGGTATACCTACCCCAGCGGCGGCTATTTCTCCCCCGTTTCGGTTGTTGCGTGCCTGGTCCAATATCAGGCTGTCTCCGCGACGGTGCGCCAAAAATATGAGGGGTTGTTGGCCCATGACTACTGGGGTCGGGCGGGGGTCGCCGTGCCACTCAGCAGCAGTCACCCCTACTACGCGGCGCCACCTGCGGGGTGATCTGCTGCCAACAGTTAGGCCGCCATCAGATCCAACCCAGTCACCTCATACCGCCCCCCTGGCATCCGCCGAAACGTCGGCGGCCGGGTGTATCGCCACATCACCGGTGGCGGCGACGATCGACCGAGCCATACGGTGGCGGCCGGCAGGGAGAACGCCCCCTCCAGTTGGTCAGTTTCCCAGTGCGCCCTCAGGTCGCTGACCTGGGCCGGGGTCAGCGGCGGCAGCGATAGGCTCACGGTTTGCCCCGCCAGGCTGGCGCCGGTGCGGAATCTATGGGTCATGCTCTCATCAATGATCGGCGCACCAATCCCATGAGGCCTGGCGGTTGGAACGATTGACGCGGGGAACAACATCAGCCCACCACCGCAGATCGGGCCCAGGCATTCGAGCCGATGGGGAATACCGCAGCGCTACTGGAATACGTTCCGCCCCAGTCCACCACGGCTAGTACGGGGTCCGCGCTAGCTGCTCCCCCCAGTCGTTTGTAGTAGGCGACGTATCGGCCACTGATTGTGCAGGGCGGCAAGATAACCCCACCGAATTGCGTGAGGGTGGCGTTGGCCGCGTCATCACGGTTCACGGTCACCGATACCTGCCCCCCACCGGCCACGTATCCGGCGCCAGTAACCTCGTAGCCGATTAGATCGGAGCGCCGGGAGTGCGCGGTGCTTCGGACGTAGGAGGGGGCCAACACCATGGCGTAAATGGTGTCGGTGTCTGGGTTGATCTGGCCCCGCAGTATCGCATCGACAGCAGCATCGGGGATCGTGATGCTGCTGCTCCCCGTTTTGGTGCAGGTGAACGCCGCACCAGCAACCCTGAATTTCCCGGCAACGCTGGCCTGGTCGGCGCCAAAATCATTCCAACCGATTACCAGCTGGGTCGCCGGTGTACTGCCCGGGGGGCGAGCGTAGATGATCATGCCCCGCACGCCGCTCAATGCAGCAGTCCAGACCACCGGATCGAATGCCACTGTTGAAACGTGGCTGGCGGCATTCTGGGTGATGGTGACGGGGATCGACTGCCCCCCCGCGAAATAGCCGCTGACGGGTGAGACCTCGCCCGTGATGGCGGCCATGGTGTTATGTGATCGCCGGTCGAACGTGTATCCGGGGGTCATCAACTGCCCACAGACAATGTTGGTCAGGTCAACGGCGCCAGAATCAAGCGCCGCCAGAAACGCATTCGTTGGGGTGAAACTGGGCAATTTTGAATCCCTAGCCTGTAGAAGATCAGGCTAGAGATTCCGATGCCGTCGCCCTCAGTCCTCCTGGACGTTCCATATTTCAGCCAGCTAGACCCGAATGACGGGCCGGAGGGCTGGCGGCAGTGCCAATCTTCAAGCGTGGCCATGTGCTTGGCGTACCTGCGTCGCACCGGCAAATGGGTCCCACGGATTCCAGGTGTCCTGCCGATCAACGACGACACCGACTACCTGCGGGTCGTCAAATCCTGCGGCGACACTACCTCTCAAGCAACTCATAATTGCGCCCTGGGCAAGCTGGGGGCCCCCGGCAAATTCAGCCGGCGGCTGAGTGTTGATGATCTGAAAGCGACCCTTCTGCGCGGGTTTCCAGCTGCGATCGGTGTCCTGCACCACGGCACGCCATCAAACCCATCCGGGGGAGGGCACTACGTCGTGGTTTGCGGGTTCGATGCCACGGGCTGGCATGTTCACGACCCCTATGGCGAGCTTGATTTGCTTACGGGTCGCTGGGTTCGGTCTGGATCTGGCACCGGCCGCAGCCTGCATTATTCTTACAGTAACACAAACCCTCGATGGACTCCAGAGGGGCCCAACGCGCGGACGGGTTGGGGGTGGGTTTTTGGCTGAGGTGCGCTGCCATCAGGCGCCGAATGTTTTTCATCGACCGGTCCTGGTACAGCACCCCATCAATTACCACCTCCCAGCACGTCCCACCATCGGCGTCCCTACCCGCTGTAGGCTCAGACTCACAACCTCTCGCCATGACTGAAACTCCTCCCGGCTCCTGGCGCCTCGATCTCACCCTCACGCTATCAACCCAACTGGAGCTCGAACGGGGTCGCCGGGCGATCCCCAGGATGCACAGGCACCGGCTGAATGCCATGGCTGATTCGCTGCTGGTGGCTCATGCCCATCAACAGCAGATCATCCGCCAGGCCATGGGCCGGGTCGCGGAGCTGGAGGCCAGGGAGGCCATCAATGACCCGGCGCCGCGCCATCATCAATGGGCGCGGGAGATGCTGGGGTGGCTGCGGGGGGTGAGGGCATGAAAAAGCCCAGGCATGTAAGGGTGCCTGGGCCGGTTGGTCTCTTCCCGCGGAGATCCTGCATCAGGTCAGGGTTGAGAGGCTGAGCTGCTCCACCCCCCGCAACTCGGCACGGGCCGCCAACAGCTCGCGCCGAACCCTGGTGCCGGTCATGCCGGGAATCCAGGTCAACGCCTTCAGCGAAACCGGAGCTGTCCCCCTGAGCCCGTACGACTCCGTGATCAGTGTTCTATGCAGCGGGGATAATGTATCCACTAAACTATAAAGATCAGCGTAATCATTGCCCTCAGCTGGTGCCGCTTGAAGGCCGCCAAAATCTATCTCATCTTCCGAATTTTCGACCATATAATCAAGGCTTAGGCATGGTTGACCCATGCGCAGCCTCGCGTCCACCAACTCAGCGGCAATCCCGCATTCATCAACAATCTCTTGCCTTGTTGGGGGTCTCCCATGCAGATCATGGAGGCGACCAATTGCCTTGAAAATCTTGGACAGTTGCTCAGCATGGCCCACCGGCAGCCGGATGGTTCGGCAGTCAGTGGCCACCCATCTCGTCGTTGCCTGCCAGATCCACCAGGTAGCGAAGGTCGAAAACTTGTAACCCCTCTCAGGGTCAAACTTCTCCGCCCCCCGCATCAATCCAATTGCACCAGCCTGCAGCATGTCGACATGATCACTGGTGCCAACCAGGCGGGGGTATTTCCTGATCTCGCGACGCACGACGGACGCAACGAGGCGGAGATTTCCGTTTACCATCCGGTCCCTAGCCCGGCGGCCCCGGCGAATTGTGCGGGGGCACGGGTCCGGGTGATCGAGCCACCCTCGCACCTGTCGCCCCAGTTCGATTTCCTCTGATGCCGCCAACAACGGGTGGCGGCCGGCTTCATTCAGCCAGAATTGGACGGTGGTCATGGCGTCAGAACGGGATCTCGTCGTCACCCGGGGCGGCGGTCGCCGAGGCCGCGCCAGTTCGGTGGGGCGCTGATGCAAAACCACCCTCAGCGTCCTTCCTGCTGCCCAACAACTCAAGCCGATCCACCCGGATCACCACTTTCGACCGCTCTTCACCATTGGTGCGGTCGGTCCAGCGGTCGAGTTTGAAGGAGCCGATGATGCCGAGCAAGGAGCCCTTGCGGACATAGTCGGCTGCAACCTGGGCCTGTTTGCCCCAGATTTCGAGATTGAACCAGTCGGGCTCGTCGTCACCGCTGGCGCGGTTCACTGCCAGGGTGAGATTTGCGACCATGTTGCCGGACTCGAAGTAACGGACTTCAGGATCGCGGCCGGCCCGGCCAACGAGGATGGCATTGTTGACACCGGGACTGTCTACCGGCGCGCTGACGCGGTGAAACTGGGTGGCCTGAAACTTTGGCGGCTTGTTTTTTTCAATGCGGAACCGGCCGGCCAGGATCAGGTAGGAGTCCACCTGGACGCATTGCATGGCCTCGTTGGCTAACTGCCCCCAGATTGAGGCCTGTAGCGACATCGGGGGATCCTCCTGTTTATAGGCGGCGATCTCCACGGGGAAACTGGCGACCTGTTTATCGCCCCCAACCGCCTGGAGCTGCGGTGGGGCTTTGACGTGGGCCAGCACGGTGAGGCTGTTCATGGGGGGGTCAATGGGATGAAATGAAATCAGGTGGTGGGCTCTAAAACAGACCGCAACCATTCAGCGGCCTCTGCGTTTTCGTCGTAAAAATGGCGGTGAGCGTCAGGCCCTAAAAGCATCAGGCCCGCAACCTCAGCTCCAACGGCAACCTCCAACAGCCGCCCTAGCTCTCCGGCCTGATGGATCGCCCAACCTGATACGCAATGCGCAGAGTCGCACGTATGCCAGCAGCCCATCTCTAGCCCGCCCGCCAACGCGGCTGCAGCAACTGCCTGCAGGCGTTCGGGGGCGTCGTTAGCAATGACCAGGCCCAGCGCCCCGGCCAGGTTCGCCCCGGCCAGGTCCGCCCCGGCCAGGATCGCCCCGGCCAGGTTCGCCCCGGCCAGGTCCGCCCCGGCCAGGTCCGCCCTGGCCAGGTCCGCCTCGGCCAGGTTCGCCCCGGTCAGGTCCGCCCCGGCCAGGATCGCCCCGGCCAGGTCCGCCCCGGCCAGGTTCGCCCCGGTCAGGTCCGCCCCGGCCAGGATCGCCCTGGTCCCCTTTGGATCATTAACAAGCCACAACGCATGACCGAACAAAATTTCGGGCAGATTGACAGAAGGATTCATGGGGTGGGGTTCAATTGAATGGGGAATGGATCAATCAACCAGGCCAGGGATCACCTCAGCCGGCTCCACTGGTGTGCCCCTCTTAGCGATCACCCGGCGGGCATCCGCAGGGGTGGGCGCCGGCGCTGGCTTGGTGTTGGGGGTGGTTCCGGGCCGCTGGGGGTGGCCGGGGGGGTCGATTGATCTCCTGCTGGGCAATGGCGCGGCGCCGGTCTTCCTGCTGGCGGCTGGCAGGTCGTCAGCACCATCAGCAGGCACTGCATTACAGCGCTTCACCGTCTGCGCCGAAATACCCTGTTTGGCGATGTTGGCTAGCACCTCAGGCGGTGCATCGCTCAGGTCACTGGTGCTGCCCTGGCTGAACTCACGCACAAACGCAGCGATCCCGGCATTGGTCAGACCGGAGCGGCGGCAGGCGGCATCGGCCTGGGCCAGCAAATCCTCAGATGAGGCAGCAGGGGGTGCCGGTGCCGCAGGTGTGGCAGCAGGCAACGGCGTCACCTTGTACGGCGACCGCTTTTGCCTGGTCACGGTCAGCGCAATTGACAGCGGGCCATCCAGGTGCGAAAGATGAGAGACCCTGATCCCGCCTACTGCAATGCCGCCGTAGATCACGCTGGGATCACGAAACAGCGTCACCCGCCGGCCCACGTACTGCAAGGCATCAGCGCCCCAGGCAGCGACCAGCACCCTCCTCATGGACTTGCACGGATACCATGGCTTCCCGCCGTCACCCTCAAACGAAACGGCAACAGGTTGCTCAGCGTTGCCGGCCGTGACCTTCGTGATCGTGATCGTGATCGCGCCGGCGATCAGGTCGTCTGTGTTGAGCTGTGAGGATTTCGCCTCCAGAGTGGATGTGATGTCCATTAAAAAATGATCTCCTGCTCAGGTTGGATAGGTTCGGTGGCCGGGAATTTGGCGGCGATCGTGGTGTAAAGCTTCATCAACCGCTGCAGCTCAACCTCAGCGGCCTGTGCCGCGACGATCAGTTTTGCAATCAAAAGCTTGTCACGCTGGCAGCGGTGGACGAACAGCGGCAGGCCGGGGGCGTAACTGATGTAGTCACACCAGGCGCGGCCAGTGACAGCCAGACCGGTCTGCACCTGCGGCACGTACTCAGATGGCACCTCACCACTGAACAGCGATCGGAGGTGGTTCTTCTGCCGGGGGCTCTTGATCTCAATCAGGCCGTCATCACCCACTAGCCCGTCGGGGCTGTAGCCGATCACGGTGCCGTCGAAATCAGTGGTGACGAATCCGCACTCCTGCACCGGCGCTCGGTACTCGGCATAGATGTCACGGGCAAACGGTTCCAGCAGGTGACCGCGGGCCATGTCGTCGCCGTAGAAACTGGGCTCGCTCTCACCGGTAATCCGCTCGGCCAGCAGCTGCAGCAACTGGGCGCGGCTGGTGTCGTTGTTGGCAGGTTTGCCGCTGCCGGTGAGCAGTTTGCTGATCGTGCTGGCCGTGACCACGCCACGCCTGAGAGCGTGCCAGTCGTCGCTCCCCTGCTCGATGTCGTGGTAATAGGTCGGGTTCGCCATGGTTTAAGTGAAAGTGCATTTAAGAGCCGTCGGGCCCCAGGCTGGGTGCCTGTGGTATTTGGCAGGGTTCATCAGTTCAACGCCTCCAACCCACAGGCAGATCGAACCAGATGATGCACCGCCCCTGAGGCGCTGAGCCCGTGGGCCCGCATGGTTGCCTGCACAGCGGTCCAGGCGTCCAGGTGCAGGCTCACGGCAACGATCTGCCGGGGGCCGCAGTAACGCCGGTAGGGGTGGGGTTTTGAGTCGGGAGGCTGTCTATTCATTGACTATTCGCCCCGGACCCGTCCCCGTCCCCGGACCCGGACCCGGACCCGGACCCGTCCCCGTACCCGGACCCGTACCCGTACCCGGACCCGGACCCGGACCCGTACCCGTACCCGTACCCGGACGCAGATCTTGCAGTAGTCATTGCCACACCTTTTCCAAGCCTGGTGCCGGAATAATCTCGCACCAATTGCGCAAAACAATTTGATCAACTACAGAATCAATCTTGTTTTCTTTTGCTGTTTCCAGGCCGTGAACGGCCAAGCCAGATAGAGCAACGCCTGCTTTTGCGTGCCAGCGCCACAATCTGCGGCTTCTGGAAAGTGTAACCATGTCGCCGTCTACTCTTTCCAGAGTTCCACAATGAACGCCGGCTGCTTCGCAGCGGATGATGACAAACTTGCCAATATTTACATTGGCTTGAAGTGGAGCGTTGTCATTTGTCTGCATTGGGGCTTGCAAAAATTCCCGCAAAATTGAAACAATGTCTTTGAGTGTGATTTCCATGTGGTAACAAAAGATGGAGTTGGGAGTCTGAGCCTGACCTATCAAGTCACCAGCTCCCGATGGGCGGCCCGGATTGCCAGGCCAAACTCGATGTCATGGCTGCATGTGCCGGCTGGGGGCGGCACGGAGGATGGCCGGTAGGAGTCCGGCTGACGCTGACCCAGGCGGGCCTTCATATCGGCCAGGATCGCCTCCAGTTCCTCCCAGCAGGAGGATTCGGGGTTGGCGTCAGCACGACAGCGGGCGTCGGCCATGGATTCAGACAACCACCTACAGCGGCGTTCAAGCAGGGTCATGGCCCTACCCTCGCCACATTGGGGGCTGGGCACTGGGAGCGCCCGTGGTGGATACCAATATTGATCAGCGCCAGAGCCAAGAGCAGGTTGCAGATCAGCGAGCCGGCGAGCATGGTGCGGCGCTCCTGGCTAGTGGCTTCTGGTTGGTCAGCCTGGGACTCGTCCAGCATGTCTCGCAGGTCGTCGAGTCGGTCTAGGGCCAAATCAAGAACTCGCAACTTTCTGGCTTGGCTCATGCTGCCTCAAAGTCGAGAGGCTGACCACCGGCGCTTGCCTCAATACCTAGGAAGCCCAAGAGCAGTTGGCTCACATTGGGGCCGCAGGAGTCCAGTTCCGCGCCGCCGACATGGCGGAGCGTGACAGTGTAGGCAGAGCCGGGGTATGCGGGCCGAATGATCACGGCAAACTGTTCATCGTTTAGCAGATGCAGGACTTTGCCGAGGTCATTGGAGAACCCTTTGGAGATGACTCGTTGCTGCACATTGACCAAAGCCTCTGTCAGAGCCTGATCAGAGGCGAAAACCAGTTCTGCCTGGTCTGATCGGACCAGCGGGGTCGTTGCCATGGGGGTGAATGACGGGACCCCGCAAACTTACCACTTAGTAAGCCTGAACCGCAAGGGGGCCAGCGCCTCAGGCTTCCAACCAACTGTCAACCCATGCCTGAACCCACCACCCGCCCTTGATCGGATCCCACAGCGGCAGCAAATCGGCAGTTGTGAAATCCATCAGCAACCCCGACTCCACGGCCTCGCGATGCTGCGCCGGCACACCCCGTAGAAAATCCTGGCAGGCCTTCATGGGGCTCAATTTTCTGGCCCTGCCGGCGCCGTAGATGGCCTGGCGCCAGGAGTCGCTCAGCTCGCTGGCGTGGTCGTCGGTCAGGTCTGGTGCCGGGGTTGTGGGGACCGGGGCCAGGTGCGCCGGAACACCCAGCAGCCCTGAATGGCACTCCCAGAACTGAGCCGGTCCCCACGGTTTCCCCTGCTCGTCAACGATTGACCGGGATCCCTGCAGCTCATCTTTGATCTTCCGGCTTCGGACGCCATGAAAATCAGCATGATGGACCCGATGGTTTACCTCTGCAAGTCTGATGAATGTTCCCGACCTTGGGTTTTTGACGTGGCCATTTTCTAATTCACTTAGGCCAGAATGGGGGGCAGATTCAAAGTCGCCGGCCTCTTGGGCCCATTGCGCTGCAGTGTATTGGGTCCATCCGTTGAGTGTGCGCCAGCGCCGGAGCATCGCGCCAAATTCAATGGCGGCAGCTTCTTGCTGTTCTTTCGTTATTTTGTAAATGCTGGTCAGGACTTAGGGGGGGGGGGGCTGGTTGGTCATGCGCACAGCTTAGGGCTTGACATGCTGAGCCACTAATAGTAAAACGAAAACCGAATTGTTCAGACTTCTGACTAATTAAACAGTAACGCTTGGCCTACGACGGTGGGGTTGTTCCCGTACCTGCTCATGCCCGCCTCTACCGGGGGCTGGCAGACGATCTGGGGTCACACGCCCCGGCGCTGGCCGGCGCTGCTACTGAGGCAGAGCTGGCCGCCGGCCCGTGCAATCTCCACCCCCTCCCCTGGGGGTTTTTTCATGCCAACTACTTGTGGCTCAGACTCCTGACCCGCTATGGTCCGGCGCATGGACGCACGCACAGCCCTACGTCGGATCGTCGCCCGGGCAATCTCTCAGCCGGATTTCGACCCGGTTGGGATTGCCGGTATAGGTGATCTCCGCCACCAGCTCCAGGACGACTGCGCGCAGCTCCGCAACGGTGGCACCCTCCAGGGTTCCAGGTCTGAGCAGCACATCCCGGAAACCTGCCCAGTCCGCTGATTGCGGCGCTGGCGGTGGCGCTAGGAGATCCATCCTGAGGGCCTCGATCGATCCCTCCAGGCCAGGGACGCCCTGCTGCTGCAACTGCTCCAATTGGTCAAGCTGCGCCCGTTTGGCGATGCGCTCCGGTGGCTCGGTAGTCTGAACCGTGGCCGCTGCGATCTGGCCCATCCGGCAGGCAGCGGTTCGCAGGGCATCGATTACCTGCTCCTGAATTTTCCATTCGGCCAGGCCCCGGCCCCAAAACTGGCACTGGGCGCCGGTGCATTTAATCCGGGCTTTGCCGTAGGCCATCGTGTAGTGCATTCGCCTTCCGCACCCCACGCATTGAATCAGGCTGGAAAAAACCCGCATTTTCGACGGTGCCCTGGTCTGGTAAACCCGGCGGGATTCCTGCTGCTGGCGCGCCCGTTGCCACTCCTCCCAGCTGATCAAGGCCTCAACCTTGCCGGGCTCCCCTCGAACCACGCCCCGCAAGATCGGATTGTCCAGCCAACGATTCAGGCCTCTCTGAGACCAGTCCAGCCTATGGAGCCGCCTGGCGCCTGAGCAGTTGAACTCCATCGCCGCCAGCGTGTCCCACAATTGCCGCGCCAGGGGGAATGTCTCGGGGTCAGGCTGGACCTGCGAGCCGTCGTATCTATAGCCGTATGGCACTCGGCCGCAGGCGTAATGGCCCTGGGCCCTGCGACCGGCTAGGCCAGCCTTGGTGCGACGGCTTTTGATGTCTGAGTCGATCTCATTGCAGAGGCTCACGACCCCGGTAATCAATTTCGACGATGGGTCCTCCATGTCAACCGGCGTGCCATCCAGCAGGACCACATCCACCCTCAGGCGGGCGCACATCCTGAACAGCTGCACATCTTCGCCGCGGCGGCTCAGCCGAGACTGAGACGCGACGTAAAGCCGCCGGACCTGGCCGCTGGCAACGAGCCCCAACAGTCGCTCCCATTCCGGCCGGGGCTGTCCTTTGTAAGCGCTGGCACGCTCAACAATGATTACGTCGCAGCCAAGGGCCTTGAGGTCGATCACCTGCTGATCGATCGACGTGTCCTGATCGGCCCCTTTCGTGCTGACCCGTGCGTGACCAACCACCAAACTCCCGGCCATGGGTCCGTTTCTGATTGCAACAGACCCTAGCGTTTAAGGCGACTACTCGAAGGAGAGGGGTTGCTAAACGCTATGATTTCGGGGTCGGAGCGATCCGGCCCTCGGCCCTGAGATGCGAGCAGAGGCCATCCCCCAGGAGATGCAATGCCTGGCTCTCTCCGCCCTGGGACAAGTTCAGCGGCCGTGACAGTGGGGGACCGTTACACCCCCACACCCATTCCCAGCCGACCGGAGAGGCCCTGAGAGGCCCCGGTTGGCACCAACACCAACAACGAAACATGAACGCCATCATCAAAGGGGCCCTCCAATCCGACTGGAGCCCCATCATTGAAGCCACCGTCCGCGCCCTGGTCCACCTGATCGCCGTAGTGATTGTCCTGGCCCAGTGGGCACAATTCACCTGGCGCCGGCCATGGGCGGGCCTCCTAGCGGTGATCAGCTCCCCTCGATCCGCTGGGAACTCCCCTCGATCCGCTGTCAGCTCCCCTCGATCCGCTGGGAACTCCCCTCGATCCAAGCCCATGGCGCCCCTGCTGCTGATGCCTGCAGCCCCGGTCCTGCTGCTGGCCGCCGCTCCTGAGCCAGTCCCCTCCTCAGCGCCACCGACCCGCAAGCGAGGGCGAAGAGCAACTCGTCAACCAAAAGCGGTGGCTTGATTGCGACAATTTGTGTACTGTCCCGCACTGACCCCACTGACCGTAACGTTAAGCGCTACTATATGGAGACAGGGGACAAGAGCCCCGCCACCACCGCCAGCCATGCCTGCCACTATTCCCGCCATCACTGGCCAGCCGACCCATGAGTTTAACTTTGATCACTGCGTCTACCGAGAGTTCTGGGCTGGAGAGTACCCTTACTCTAGTCATTGCCGCGCTCAGTTATTGGGACTAGACGGAACAGTTGTAAGAGAGTTTTGTTTCTCAACGACCTTCAATCGGCACCAATCGACCGATGCCGATTGGTGCCGATGTTGGGCCAGGGATTACATACCAGCCGATGCCACCATTGATACTGTCGTGGACATGTGGACGCGCCGAGGAAAGACCGCTGAAGAACTGATGGCGACTTTAGGTAAAGCCGTAGAAGCAAAAAGAGCAGCAATATCCAGAGACAAAAGACCGCTGTTTTTGTACAAAGGCAATGCTTTACGCAATGAATGGCGTAAGATTTACGAAGAAAAAAAAGAATGCAAAAGGTTTTTGGCGCATCAGGGCCATTTGCTACAGCAGTTTTTGACAGGTGGCAAGAATTATTTGCCTGGGAGCTTTTGACCCCAACCCCCGGCTAACCCCAACCCGCCGGGGCCTATCCGGCAATCACAATCACCATCACCAGATATGAGCACCTACGTCGTCTCAGTTGAAACCGAACCCGGTAAGGATCCCGCGTGGATCCGCTGGAATCCAAACACCCACCTGCCATCCATGACGTTAAGGTGTCCCCCCGGCATTAGCCTTGCCGATGCTCGACGCCTCAAGGCTAGGGCAGGAATTTGCACTGGAGGAACCCTGCACATTGTCCCGCTCGTTGATGCCTGACCCCACCGCCGCCGAACGCCAGCGCCGCTGGCGGGAACGGCAGCAGGCTGGAGGCTCCTGGAAGCCGCCTGTCTGCGCAGCCTGCGGCGGCAACACCAGTGGCGGCAACACCAGTCAGCCGATCTACGGCAAGCTTTGCCGGCGGTGTTGGGAGCGGCTCACCCCTGAGGGCAGGGCCGCCAAGGCTGAGCGAGTGCGGCAGTCAAGGGCGCGGAAAAAAGCAGTGTGACGGATTGTTGTCATCCAAGAAAACGGCAATCGGACCGAGGCTAGGGGCCTTCTACACATCTGCAACAGTTGGTATATCAACGGCCCAGTACGTAATCAATTCACAATCTCAAGCCTGACTTTGGGCCCGATCCTGGCCACGGCTGGCACCAAGATTGAATTTCAAAAGCATGCCGGCGCTAAGGCTTTTCGCAAAATCGCCAACGGTTTCAAGAAAATTTGGGGCTGACCCACATCACCTTGCTCCTCACCTGAGGGGCTTTTTTATGCCAACCTAAACTCAGACTCCCAACCCCAAACCAACCATGCTCAAAAACGACCGCTGGATCAAGGAGCAGGCCCAGGCCGGGATGATTGAGCCATTTTGTGCCAGGCTGGTTCGGAGTTGGCAGTGCCCTGGGCTACCCTCCGTGCCCGTGCTGAGCTATGGCACCAGCAGCTACGGCTATGACATCCGCCTCTCGCCCAAGGAGTTCCTGACCTTCCGCCACGTCCCCGGCACGGTGATGGACCCCAAGCGGGCCAATCCCGCCAACCTGGAGCCCGCCACCCTGCACCATGATGAGAGCGGCTCCTACTTCATCCTGCCGGCCCATACCTACGGCCTGGGGGTAGCTCTGGAGCGGTTGCGTGTGCCGCCCAATATCACCGTGATCTGCCTGGGGAAGAGCACCTACGCCAGGCTGGGAATCATCGCCAACATGACCCCAGCTGAGGCCAGCTGGGAAGGGCACCTCACCTTGGAGTTCAGCAATTCCTCCGGCGCCGATTGCCGAATCTATGCCAACGAAGGCATCTGCCAGCTGCTGTTCCTGGAAGGTGACCCCTGCGAAACGACCTACGCCGATCGGCAGGGGAAATACCAGGGGCAGCCGGAGGGGGTGGTGTTGGCTCGGGTTTAGTTTGAGGTGAGCACGAGATCAAATGCCCGTCCACAGGTCAACCGGATCAATAGTGCTGCCATCTGGTACGTCCTGAGGGCACCATAAGGCAGCACCTGTCGGCAGCCGTCCATCTAGCTGCTGCCAGCGGCGAACCAACCAATGGGTAAAGTCTTCTGCCAGGTAGGGTGGTGAACTGCCGGGATCGGATTGCATGGCCAACACTCTGGCCTTGCCTCTGGTCTTTGCAAACACATAGCCAAAGTACTCAGCCCCAATGGGGCAAACCCGGTAACAAAGGGCGGAAGTGATCATGGCTGCGTTTACTTGGCGGGCAGCGTTAGTCAAGGTGCAATCCTCAATTCGCATTCAAAAACAACAATCAGGGGCGGCTCAACCGTCCCAGCGCCAGGGTCTGGGTTGGTGCGGCGCAGGCAGTCCTCGCAGCCCTCGCGCCAATCCCATTGGCCGTCCTCCAGATAGCCCTCGCCGGGGCAGCCAAGCACCTCCCAGCCGTGGCTACGGACATAAGCGGGCCGGTTAGGGTTGGCCCCGCGTGGTCCGCGATAAAAACGGATTCGGCCCGCCTTCCTCATGGCTTGGATTCTGGAATCGATGCGGCGCCATTTTCCTCCCGCAGCGGCCACTAGATCGTCGTTGTTAGTCGCCTGCCCGTCCTGATCGCGAAGAAAATGCCAGATCAGGCTGTCAAGTTCATCGTTACCTGCGGGGTCAGCCATTGCCCACCCCATCGAGCCAGTCGGCGACCTCGGAGCTTCCCCCGTGGCGTTCGCGCAAGATCTGGGCCAGCTCGCGGGCAACGGCGGTGGAGCGACGACTGCATTCTTCGCATGGGCCAATGAGACAGCCGGCTGCGCCGTTTATGGAGACACATAACGCCAGCGCCAGTCGGTCTGCGTCGGTGAGGACTTTTTTCTTGGCGTCAGGAAATTGGTCAGCCATTGACTTGCCCCTCCAGCTCGGCGGCAATATCCAGCAAGTTGTCTCCGCTCAGAATGGTGTTGCCGCCCTTGGTCGTGACACCATGCAGCGTCACAAGATGGCGAATCAGGGCGGCGGCAATCAACTCAGGATCCTTGGGTTGATCGCTTGCGAGGTCCCAAAAAGCCTCTTCAGCAGCGGCTTTCACCGCTTGCCCGGCGGAGGAGAGGGGGCTGGTCCGGCTCATAGCGGTTTGGTTTGTTTTTTGATGGCTTAGGAAAAGAGGCATTTAGGTATTGCAGGACTTCAAGTTCCGAACCGCCCAGGCGCGAACGGTTTTCCAGCGTTGATGGCGAGCGGCCTCAGAATTGCTGGCTGACCAACCCTCATTCGCCTCGACAGTTTCCCAGGCAAGAGCCGGGGCTATGTCAAAAGGCGCTGCGAATTTGTCAGGCTCCATGTCTTCCTCTGCTGGATGAAAAGTCAGAGGCACGGCGTCGGCCCCTCGGTAGCGACGAACCGCTCCAAGGGCGCAGCAACAGCCAGTTTCCTCGTCCTCCAGCGCCCCGGCTGACAGCTCAGGCCTGGGCAAAACGTC